CGATTTAGCAGAAGCTTGATACTCAGTAATGACGCAGCGGTTCTTTAGAGTCAAAAGTACAGGTGAGAATGTGAAGTGGGAGGTTGGCCAACCGTTAGGTTTGCTATCCTCTTTCCCCTCGTTCTCACTCTGGCACCACGACATAATCCAATTCTGTGCTAATCGAGAAAACCTAAGAAAGGGTAAACCCTTAAGGTTTTTCAAGAAGTACAGATTACTTGGAGATGACGTGGTAATATTTGACGCTAAGGTTGCAAGTACCTACCAGTCTATCCTTACACATGAAGTTGGTTTAACCATCAATATGAGTAAGAGTATAACCGGTTCGAAGGAGAAATCCCAAATCGAGTTTACCAAAAGGTTAGCTCTAAAAGGGATAGAAATGTCATCCATCAAAAGGAATATATTAAATAAGTTTAGTAAACTAAGTTTACTAGATCTGTTTAATGTTCTTCTTGAAAGAGATTTCATTTCTCCAGATACAGGTCATTACGATTTGTCATCTATCCTAAGAACTGAAGATAGAGATCTCTTTAGTTACATGTTGTGAACTAGATCTGACTTATCCTCTCCTTGAAAAAGGAGGTGAGATAACTTTCAGATCGACCCTGATGTCTTCCTCGAAAGAGTTTTAGACAAAAGGGTTTCGCACATATTAGCTAAAGCTGAGAAAGTCGATCCAATATTTAAAACAGATGTCCAAGGACAACTGATTAAAGATTTGTTTCGATCTTCTCATACGGTACCTTGTAATGATAAGGCCCTAGGGTATAGAGAAGATGGAGTGTTGCTTTTAACAGAAGCGAAAGCTACTGTTCATAAAGTGACACAACATCCTCTTATATGAGCTATCAGTCAAACTTCACATAAATTAGGGTTCGCCTTAATGGAGTTAGACGAGTTCTATGACCCTGATATGTCTCCCGTTGAGTATTTACCCATCGTATCTTCTAAAAGTTTCTTTCATGATCGTAAGACCATGAATCAAACTTTATCGAAG